GAGCTGTATATTAGGTATATTGGCACAATCCTCATCTGCCGCAGCGTTACATGCAGAGGCTGCTTAATAATAAAGCCCAGCATGTTATCCGCCGCCTCAGCTGGACTCATTGCGCCACCGGTTGTAGTCATCAAGATACTTTTTCGGCGTTGCTTTGCCGGTGCGATTCCAGTAAGACTTGCAATATTCCGCCATCGCTTCAGGTGTTTTCGGCAGTGGGTTTTTGTCCATAGCCAGATAACAGCGAGCGACAAAAGTCGCATATCTATCATCAAACTCAAGTTGCGACAAATTGCGTTTTATGCCGAGCTTGAGCGCTTTGCCATGTATCGTGTCGGAGTGGTCCCAAATAGAATCGTGTGTTGCTGGTTCCATTTGGTAAACGCCAAGCGCCGGACCACCGCCAACCTGACGCCGATACTTGCCGCCGAGTGATTCGTGAGCCGCGATCATCGCTAGCAGCTCAACGCAATGGTCGGAGTGCATACCGAATTCAAGTAGGAATTCAGTACACCAATGGCGGAAGTCGGAGTACTTCATTCTTTCAGCCTCCAAAGATCCGCCACTGTTGGGCTGTAACCATCAATAAAGCGCTTGGTTACGTGCCCGACAAGCTCGGAGCAATTATAGCTGTGCTTGCTGCCTAAATTGATTCTAAGCAGCCTGAAGAACCACAGAGCGCCTATTGTTGCAATGAAGTCGTATTCTGTTTTATTGCTAACCATCAGCTCGCATTGTTCGCGCCATGAATAGTTACTTGTCCAGATTTCTTTCGTGCGCCAAGCTGAGTAACGCCTCTTAAACACATCGACCGGTGTTTTGATAACGCCCTTGCGCCTGCCGATTCTGCCTTTGTAACGACCACCTACACTTTCGTAAACATAATCACCATCAAGGATGGCAACGTGCGACCACGGCGACACATCAAAAAAACGAATCAGCAGCCCGACAAATTTCGAGCTGCGACCGAAAATCAAGGTGACATTATGCACGGTCAATGTACCAAAGAGTCAAAATAGCACCGGCAGACAGAGGCTTCCTGGCTCTGATTTTCAAATTGCGATTTACTTGGACGGCCATAATTGCGTTTGATGGCGGAGAGGTGACGACTGCGTTGCCAATCAGATGAGTTATGCTGTCAGCATAGGTAGAAGACATTGAAAGCACAGTCACACCGTCAACCTCAATCTCAACCTCAAGCAAGTTTGATGTGGTGTTAAGCGCCGTCAGTGTTGCGGCAATCAATATGCGAGTTTTACCGGCTGGCACATCTAGGTTGCACAGCTGAGTTGATGCCGCGCTAATATTTGTTGCCGATGATGTAAACGCAGGCGCGTACTGAGCATACGCGCTACCAGGCTGGATTGCTGGCTGCAACGTATTAAAGTAGTTGGCACCTAAGCCGTTAATATCAAAAGGACCAGCCATTATTCTTCCCCCTCTAGAAATGATTCAAAATGCGCTCTGTCGTTGAACTTGTAGCAGGCCATCGGTGGATTGCCAGCAAACACTCGCGAAGGCGTTGCAGGCGTAACGATGAATTCATTAGCGCCTTCAATAGTGCCGATAACGTTAACGTGCCAACCTTCTCGCGCTACTGGGTTCTCTGGGTCTGTTAAGTCGTACATTAAACCAATTTCATCAAATACCATACAACCCCCGTTGCTATAATTGGAAAAACAAAATCTACAATACTATCAAGCGACCAGTGATGAGTTAGTCCGTAGGCAATGCTAACATTCAACGGACCGCCGCCCTTGTATTCATGCTGTGCAATTTCACGAAACAGGAAGCCGCAGCTGGCGGTAAATCCACCAGCAAGCAAGCCTTGATTAAATTCAAATCCATGAACCAACTGAAGATATACAGCCAGCCAGAATTGAATAGCCACAGCAATCGCTGCATGTATAATAGCTGTTTTTATCATGCTGTGATCGCCTGTAGTTCTGCGTTAGTAAGCCCGCGTGGTATAAATGTTATGCGAGAAAAAGTGCCGTTTGCGGAGTTTGCCAGCGTGACTGACCCCTCCCAAGGCGCGCTTCCGATTGTTGTGCGTACCATGCCAACCGGCAGGGCTATAGATGAGCTGCTAGTTCCTGTGACAGTGCCGTTTACTGCGGCAGCGAAGCCGCCTGATTTTACTCGCACAGCAATTTTAACCGATGTATCGGTTGTATGTGGCAGGCTCAAAATTGGCCCAGAGACACCACCAGACCTGATGGCAAACTGCTTTGATGAAATGTATATGCAGTTGTCAAACGTGTTGCCAAAGCCGAAAGCGACTGTATCATCAAGCCATTTGCCCTGAACTAAAATCGTATACTCAGATAATGTGCTGGCTAATTCTGCCAAGTTTGTAATTGTTGTGAAAGCAGCAAGGCGCGTGACTTGCGCGGTCGTGGTTGGGATGTAGCTTGTTGGTGCTGCACCAGCCTCTATCTGAGCGCCCCAAATAAATAAACCAGAGCTAGGCGTACCAGCATAGATTGACGTGCCAGAGTTATCTTGCAGCCTGAAATAGAAAGGAGATGCGCCGCTCGCGTCAGCGGTAGCTGAAACCCAGACTCTAAACCAGCCATTTGTATATTCTTCAATGCCCGCAGCGGCACCAGTGCCTATTGCGGATGCCGTTTTTGCTACAAGGTTAAATTGAACCAACCGCTCCGAAGTAAATCCAGCGTTAGAGCCAAAAGTCAAAGCCCCTCTGTGCCGCTCGGATGCCTTAACAAAGGCAGATGCAGTGTATCTTGCCCCCGCAACAAATGTCAGCGACTGAAACAAATCATGGAAAGTGTTTGCGGTTGTCGCTTCAATCATTTTATCGGCTGTCGATGTTCCGTCTGGCGCTACAGCAGCATTTGCTGTAACGTCAACGTCTGCGCTTGGGCTTTGTGTCCAAGATGCGTTATCAAACTCCTGCGAGCGCAGCAGCAGGTTTGTGCGCTGCTCTTCAACCAGCAAGCCCAAAGCATTACCAGTTGTCGCATCGTAAGTAATGCGCGGCGCGTTGATTGCGGCTGTTGTGATTACTGTCGGCGATTGATAAGTAGCGGTGCTGTTACGCGCAGTAACAACAACAGACTGAAGCTGCTTAGGCTCTAATCCAAATTGCTCATAGACTTTGTGTGAGTTGGCGGAAAAATCCAAGTCTAGCGTTGCACGTTTAAAGATGTTATCGACTAGTCGCTGATATGAGTCGCCGGACGCAACAACCCACGATGCGCTAATTCCAGGCTCTGCGGTTGTGACGTTCGCAAGGTTCGACAGCAGCACCCATGTTAAACCGTTATGGTAAACGGAAGCAGGCACAGCAAGCGAGCCAGTTAATGCTGACCATGAGCCTTTAAAGTTCGCAGTGCCCGCAGCTAAATCTTTATAAGACAAAGCCAGCGCGGCAGAGGCATCTGATGATGAGGCTGAATTCTGTGATTGCAAAGCAGAGTTTGCAGCGGCTGCGGCATCTGCATCAATAGCAACACCGGCAGCATCAACATAAGCGCCAAATGTGTTCAGCTCAGTGCGAAAGTTTGGCAATGCGCCAAGGAATGAATCTGCATTTGTTGCAAATTCTGCTGGCGTCTGCGTGCGCTGCGGCACCGTGCCAAGACTGGTGACTGGTGGGTATGCCATTAGATTAAACCCTCAATTTGTAATGTTGCTGAGCATTTTACTGGGCCATCAATTGTGTTGATGTAGTTTTTATAATACCCGTAAACGATTGTATCATCATCTGATTCATCTGTGCCAACCCAGACGCATGGAATGGTCGTTAGCGCTGACAGGTTTCGCATGACGTAGCCGATGCGCCCTTTGTCTATCCTGATGTCGAAATCCACCAGCTTTGCAGTGCGTCTTGGAACAATAATGAAGTTACCGAAGTCGTCGCGCTCTTTGCGACTAAAGTCCAGCAGCTGGATTGATGTGCCGTAGCATGCGACACCTAATGTCAGCTGCTGCCCCATGACCATCGTGCCGACTGATACCGATGTGTCGCCATCAAATGACACTGAGATAGTCGCTTGGCTATACGATGGCATATCCATCACAACAAACTCTGACCGAGTGACGATTGGCGCGAAGAAGTATTGATACCAATCTACAACTGATGAGTTGTCTTGCAGGTTGACGGTTTCGCTGTATACAACCCCTTCAACAGGGTCATTCATCTGAATGGTAACTTCTGAAACGCCGGTCATGTTAAAGGCGGCAACGGCTGTTGCGATTCTTCCAGGTGTCACCGCAACAGTTAGCGGAGCAGATGTTTCGTTAGATACCGAACCCACAACGCCATCAAACATCCTGTATCGGTTTGTGTAGCCAACGACAATCCACGTCGGAACATCTTTAGCGGCTCCAACATCAGGCGCATCAGTGGTGCTTGGACTTGCAACAACCTCATAAATCAGGTGAGTTGTGGTCAGTATGCGCTGAGTGCCGGTATTGTATGTTCCGGCAGTCCAAGTCACTTCTCCGGCTGCGGTATCCGGCTCAGGTATCGTGCTGCTTGTGAGCGCGGCGCCTGAGATTAAGTCAACCGGCTGAATTACCCTCATACTACTGCCCTCGTATCTAAGCCGTCCATTTCTACGCGCTGCAATGTGTCAGCAGTCTTGGCTGTGTGCTTGGCTGTTGATTCTTGCGCGCTCAGAATTTGATTGAGTAAGTTTACCATCTCTTGCGAGATTGGCTCGCCATTTGTTGTATATCTGTCCGGCTGTGTTGGTGGAATCCATACGCGCGGGTCATTCTTCAGGTCTGCGATACCTTGCGATACGCCAATCACTGTAGACTCTACGCGATTCAATGCATCCAGCTGTGCAGTCTCAACGCTTAACGTTAGTTCGTTTGCCTTATCAAGAGCTGCGTAAAATTCAGCCATAGCATCTGTCATTGATAAGATGCGATCATCAACGCCCAGCAGTGCATTCAGTTGCTTCTGCGCCTCAGTCAACTGCTCATCAATCTTTCCGACTTGCTCGTCGTGCAACTTTTTAGCCTGCTCAGACGCCGCATCAAGTTTCAACATCTGCTGACTGTAGTAATCCTCAGCCATCGATATTTGCGTTTGCAGCATGCCTAGTTGCGACCTAGCTGCGCCTGATGCGCCACCAATCAATTGACCAATTCCAGCCGCTTGGTTTCTCGCTGCTGCCATCGCTCTTGATTGGTCAGTAGCTGAAGCGAATCTTGATGAGTCAGCTGAACCAATCGCACCGAGCACGGATTGCAGCTCAGATTGATTAGGAATTAAACCGGCTTTCGCTTCGTTGAAGATTTGCGTCAGGCGTTTGAATGGATCCACAACGCCGCCAGACGTACCGATGAAGTCGTTGATAACCTCGGTGATACCTTGCAGGTTGCTGATGTAATCGCGCACCGCATCGCTTTGAGCTTCGTAACCGGCAACGACTGAATCGCGCTGAGCAGATAAGGCTTCCCGCTCTTTGTCGATTGATTCAAGTTTTAAATCAAGCTCAGTTTGCAAGCGTGATTTCTCGCGCTCTGCTGCATCCTGTAACTTACCAAATGCGTTTTGCGCTGCGTCTGTAGCGGCTGCTGCTGCATTTCTTGCTGATTGCGCTGCTGCGTCTTGTGCTGATGCCAATTCGCGCTGAGCACTTGCTGCGTCCTCTGCTGCGTAGATTTGCAGCAGGATAGCGCGTAGAGTTTCATCAGTGGCTTCTAATTCCATCTGGCGACGCATTGCAAGCGCTTCAGCAGACTGACCAAGTGCATCATATAGGCGCAATTGCATGTCTAAGCCTTGTGACTTTAACGCCGCCGCTTTGGCTTCAGCTTCTTTCTGTGCAGCTTCTGCGGCTTGCTCTGATGCTGTCCGCTGCGCTTCGAGAGCGGTTAAGTATTGGTCCATTCCTGGCACTAACTGCATGAGTGCTGCAAACATCTGCTGACCTGACTCAGTTGTCAAATCCAGTCCATCAACGATAGACCTGAATCCTTCACGGGTCATCGGCATGGTGACGTTTAACGCCTCGAATGATGCCGCCAGCTGAGTAGCAAGGTTTTGCTGCTGCTCTGCCTCTGAATAAAACGTGCTGTAGTATTGGCTAGTCAGTGCTGATAATTGGTCTAATCCGCCTGCAAGCTCAACGATATTAGTTGATGCAATCATCGCCGCCTTGCCGGTCAGGTCAAATCCCAGGCCAAGCGTTTTGCTGATTGACTGCACGGCACCCATGTTTGCAGTCAGGCGAGCGACCGTATCAATAACGCCCTCACCTTCTTTTTGCAACCCATCTAGCGAATCACCAAAAACAGCGTTGACCAAACCTTCAGTTGTGGATCCAACCCATGCAGCAATGGCATCCTGAATTTCTGCTTCAGTCTTGTCTTTAATGTCGATATTGACTGATGAGGAGAAGCCTTTAATGACCGCGTCAGCACCTTCAATGCCAAAGGTTGTTGCTGCCACTAAAAGCGATTCACTGATTGCATCGAATGCATCATCGATGGCAGATGCATCATATCCGGTTGTTGTGGTGCGTCGTTTCGTGCCACGGAACAATGAGCGTTTGCGGCTTTCTTCTGTGGTGATTGAGCCGGTAACGTCGCCGCCACCTAAAGATAAGCCAAGCGATTGGCCGGTAGTTTTGAAAGATGAGCCAAACAGCCCGCCACCTGATAACTTTTGAATGCCTGCTAACGCAGCGCCAAGACCGGCAATGATAGGCGTAGCCATGCCAAGACCAGCCATGATGTTACCAGAGCCAAGCAATGAGCCTGCACCGCTAAACAAAGTGCCGAATTGACCAGCGCCCACCAATGCACCGCCACCCATTAATCCGCCGCCGAATGAGCCACCGATTAAGCTGCCAAGACCGGTAATGCCTGAGCCGATACCGCCAAGCAAGCCAAGACCGCCGGACAATGCGCCGGTTGATGCTGAAGCTGCGCTAGGAAGTAATCCGCCCAACCCCATGCTGACCATAATCGGCTTAGTCAAAGCCATGTGAGCCATTTCTGCCAGCATGCGCTTAAAGGCGTTTTTCATTCCGTCAACGACAGACTCAAAGCCGTCAAAAGCATTTAGCCATGCGTCTGCAAATGCTTCCTCGATGCGCTCTGCTGCTTTTTCGGAGATGGTTGCGTATTCTTCCACCTTCTTGTTGAGCTTGGTCAGCTCCTCTTCCATTTCGCTGATGTTTTCAGATTCAAACATCTGGCTCTCGTTATCGACAAGCCAAATTGCGGAATCTGTGTACGCTTCCATCTCTTCATCAAGGTCGGCAATCTTTTTGGAAAATTCACCGGCAGACTTCGCAGCTTTATCTGTCTCAGCTTTGTACTGTGCAAGCCTATCGTTGACGCCTTTCAATGATGCTGACTGATTATCAAATGCCACACGCACTTTATCAGCGCCGTCAATCTGGGTTTTAAATAGGTCAATGGATGCTTGCCGCTCATCCATAATTTTCTGAATAGTTGCAGCGCGAGCTTGATTTGTTTTGGCAAAGTCGGCTGTTGGATCATAAACCTGTGTAATCGGGTTCATCGCGTTGGCTGCTTTCTTCGCATAGATGTAGATGCGGTCAACAAACGCTGCAACCTCTACCGTTGCAATCTGCAAAAACGCCTTGATGTTTTCGGGCAGGCTTACGAAAGCGCCAACAATCAAGTCAGCGCTCTTTGCCATGTCCAGATACCAGAATTTACCGGCATCCGCGAAAAGCTTGCCAATGAAATCTAGCACGCTGGCAATGTCAGCGCCCCAGCCGTTAAACTTGGCACCGATTGCATCTAGATAACCCTCAAGCTGACCAGATGCGATTGCGTCAGTTAAACCGCTAATGGCATCAGTCGCCATGCGAATGCCGCTAGTGATTAAGTCACCAGCGCCCTGACTTGAGATAGTGCGGAATAACCCATCCCACGAGTCAGACAGATTGCTGATTGCGCCGTCAAGCGTATTCATGCGATTCGCCATTGCACCAGCGAATTCATTCTGACCCAAGCCAATCAAATAGCCTTCGATTTCATCTGCTGACTTTTTAACTGTGGTAGTCATGCCGCGAAATGTAAAGCTAACTCTGTCGCCTTCTGAACTTGCTTTAATACCGAATTCTTTCAGGCGCTCAAACTCGCCAACAGTGGCATCTGCAACGGCTTCAACCATTTGCGATAAGTCCTTACCCATCGCAGCAGCAGTGTTGCCGTATGAAGTTAAAGCAGCTTCGGATGGCGTTAACCCAAGGTTGACAAGCTGTGTAAATGCCTTGGTTGCTTGAGCAAGGCTGTATGGTGTAGTTGTGGCGAAGTCTTGAATGGCTTTAAATGCCTGAGATGCTTTCTGTGCGCTGCCGGTGGCTGTGATTAAACCGGCGTTTAACACGTCGAATTCACGAGTTACAGAGACAAGTTTTTGCAGCGCAGATGTGGCAGATGCTAAGCCACCGACAGCGGCAGCAATGCCGGCAAACGCTTTACCGATTGAGCTGCTTGCTCCACCCAATGCGCGGTCTGTTCTGCCACCTTGCTTTAACAGGTCGTTAAGACCTTTGATGGCTTGATTTATCCCTGTGAGGTCTGCTCTGAAACCGATTGTACTTAAGTCAGCCATGCTGCGCCCCTTTAATGCAATTGCACACAGTATAACTGAACTCATCGGACTTGTGCATGGTTACGTGTAACCAATAAAAAGCCGCTATGAAGCGGCTTCTCTTTTTCTACCATTCCTGAACGCTTCACGCATCAACCTTGTCTGCTCTTTCTGATGCTCAGCTAATGCTTCTTCATCATCGGTAACGTAAGGCGGCTCACCATCCTTGCTATTATACTGCCTAACGTATGCTCTAGAGCAGTCAATCAGTGTTTCGCACTCCCACGCGGTCAGCAGGCCGTAAGTTTGCGACTGATACGCCGCTATATCCTGCCAGCTAATCGCGCTCATTCCGTTAGCGCCTGAAGACACAATGCCGATTTTGTTCAACTCTTCCAGCAGGTAATCCGCTGACACTTCCGGAAGCTGTCGATATAAGTGGCTTTCAGGTAGTGAATCAATCCGAGATGCTCTGTCTTTATCATCTGGCGCAGCATGTAACCACGCCAGATGTCTAACGTATAAAATCAGCTCGGATTTTAAGCCTTAAAAAGTTCTGACCGGTCAGCCATAGCTGCATCGACTTGCTCTTTGATCCACTGATGCTCAGAGTAGAGCTTAACAGCAGCTGCATAGCTGAATGGCAAGTCTTTGCCGTCAAGCTGCAAGCCTGACCATGACAGAGTGCATTTTGCAATCAGCTCAACGCCGCGCTTTTCCATCTCGTCAATGTCGATTTCGTCTTTGCGCTTCTTGTTCAGATTGGCTTGGCGAATGCGGGCTTTTAACTCGCCTTTAAACAAGGCAGAATCAGAACCGGCGACAGTAACAGTCATTGGCTCGCCTTTGTCGTTTTCGAGCTTCGTACCGTCGGCAGGGTGACGCAGTTGAACGGTGATACCTGCATCAGCTAATGCCGACACATTTAGTTTGGATAAATCCATAATATAAACCCCATCTAAGTTAATCATCCATAGAGATGTCGGCTGCCGAGAGTGGATGACTTTCTCCGCCAGCGCTGGCGTTGCAGCCGACAATCTGATTCTACAGCTTATAGATAAAATAAGCAAAGTCGTCTATAATCATTGTGCGGCTAGGTTGATCCCCGAAAAACAGAACACCTACTGTCTGCCGCGCTCATTTCATAGGTGACTAACTAAATGGTGATAGTTATGAACAATATTATTTATGGCGTCGGGATTAATGACTCTGATTGCAACCATAAAAATCACAAAAATACAAAATCCCAAAACCCATACTTTTATCGAACATGGCATAGCATGATTCAACGCTGCTACGATAAAAACTCTTTATTAAAAAGACCAACCTACGTTGACTGCTCAGTGTGTGAAGAATGGCTGACCTTCAGTAACTTCAAACGCTGGATGGAAACTCAAGATTGGCAAGGAAAGCAGCTTGATAAAGATTTGCTTTTTGTTGGCAACAAAGTCTATTCGCCTGACACTTGCGTATTTGTGGATAAAGCAACAAACGTGTTCGTGACAGACAGGCTGAATTTCAGAGGTGAATGGCCGCTCGGAGTTAGATTCCACAAAAAAAATTGCAGCTTTGAGGCTCAGTGTAGCGACCCATTTAAAATTAGAAGTAGAAGTGTAGGGTACTTCAAATGCCCAAACCAAGCCCATGCCGCATGGCGTAAGCGAAAGCACGAGATATCTTGTCAGCTAGCAGATTTACAAACAGATGAAAGAGTTGCGGTAGCTCTTAGGATTAGATACGCATAAAAAAGGGGCTTAGCGCCCCTTAGTTTTAACTCAGCGCAGTCAATACCGCAGTGATGCCAGTGCCGCCAGTCAGTTGGATGACTCCATCCCAGCGCCGACGAGAGTTATCTAGCAGCACGGCAGCGCGAGCGCCAGCAGCGATAACAACAGACACACCTGCGTTAGCGACAGCGCCTACGCCTTCAACTTGAATGGTAGGAACGCCAGAATCGTTTAAAACGACAGTCAGCGAGCCACCTGTGCCATTAAACAAGGACAGCATCTGACCAGCGCCTTGGCGATATGTCAGAGTATCTGAAGCGGTCATGGTGGTAGGCGTCAACACAACACCGGCAGCGCCTGATACTAATGTTTCAGCAATGACAGCCATGTTACACCTCTACGATGACAGAGTTGATTTCGACCTGAACAGACGAGCCAACCATTGAGTTTGCGCCGCCAGGATTCTTCGTGTAAGAGAAAATCTTGCCGGTGAAATAGTCAATGCTGCCATCTTGATAGGTGATGCGGAAGCTGTGCTCAACGTTTTTGTTGATGCCAGTGACGCCTAAAGCCAGCAGAGCCTGACCGGCGTCATCAGAATCGCGGGCACACTGAATAGACATTGAGCCGTTGTTAATGAAGCCTTTGTATTTCTCTGTACGACCAGTCGCCAAAGGTTGATGGGAAACAACCTCAGCATTGGCTCCGTATTCTGGAATCTCGGTGATTTCACCAACGTTTACAAAAGTTAAAGCGCCGAAGCCTGCTGCGTCAATTGTCGCTGGCTCAGCAGCAACAAGGGCAAAAAGGGTACCCGTGGAAGTAATTACGCTCATGTGGTTAACCTCAAATTAAAGTGATTGATCAATCATCCGGTATCTAGTATATGCGGTTACGTGTTACTGTACAACCGTCCACCTAGCCGACACCGAATAGACAAAGAATTCACCCTCAACCCGCGCCGGTGACACTGAGCAGCCTTCAAGGTTGATGATAGTGTCGCCGTCGATTAATGCGCGAGCTTGACGAGCAAAGCCAGTACGCAGCAAGTCGCAATATTCCAGCGCCTTAAACTTGCTGGTGTTTTTCGGCACCAACACATCAATCTGACAGATTCCGTCCTGCCGCTCACCTTCTGACAAACCAAGGTTGAAAGTCTCGTTAAACAAAACAGCTTCGCGCAGATAAGGCGTATTCGTGTTTGGCACAAAAGTCTTGTTTTCATCAGCAACAGTCGGCAATCCGCTAATCGCTGCCAGCTTCCCACGCAGTAAAGTCGCTATCTTTTTGTGATTCATTTTACTCTTGCCACCTCTTCTGCAACGATTGACTGCCAATTGGCAACAGATAGGCGCACCATGCCAGCGGGAGCTTGCTGGCTCCATGCGTCGTACTCAAGTCGCTGTGCATAAGGTAATGAGTTGGTAAAGTAGAAAACCTGACCAACTGCCAATCCGTTTAGCTTAGCATCAAGCCTGCCGATTGATTCAGCGCCGGAAGTGCTGACCGTATCTGTAGTGCTTGAATCAATACCGCCATAAGCAGGCATCCAGTTTGCACGAAAGCGCCCAGTATCAACCGGCGACTTCAGCACGATAGAGCCACCAACCCGCATCAGGCTATTCTGCGCAACCTTCAGCAGCTTTTGCTTGTTTCTGGCTGCGATTTTTGCTAGGTCGGAGGATAGGCTCATATTATTTCCGCAATTGCAAAGTATACAAAACAACATCTGCTGAGCTAGGCGCAAGCGTATCAACAGCAACGACGCGCCACACTTCACCGGCAAGCGTAACTCTCATATCAATCAGCGGCACAGCGCGAGTTGACAGTAAAAACTTAGCGTCACCCATCTGCACAAGCGAGCCGTCAATTTCCGACCTCTTATAAGGAAGAATAACACCAATACCGCCAATGCTAACCGATGGTGTATTGATTGGATTGCCTAAGCCGTCATATCCGGTTTGCGCCTGAGTTGATAGCGTACATGGTGCGCCAAACTTAGCGATTAACCTATCAGCTGTGGCTTGTTGCGGCAGATAGCTCATACGCGCACCAATCCGCCGCTAGTGCCGCCAATCGTATATGGACGCAGCAACATATCAAGCTCAGGCGAGCGTCGCTTAAACGTCTGCTGCGAGCCTTCCACGTATTCCGTTTCAGTTTCTAACACATCAACTTTTTCCATCACGCGCTTAACCAAACCAGTTTCAACGCCTGCCAAGTTAAGCGTGAGCAATCCCGCCTGCTGCATCTCAACTGCTTTTAACGCGGCTTTCTTGATATTGGCAATAGTCACTTGGTCGGTCGGCAGCTTCATTGGCTGACCTTCTGTGACGACTTCGCCCTTGAAGTTGTAATAGGTATCAATGAAGTCAGCTGACTTGATGATGTCAGAGTCTAGTGTAACGGCATTCGGTAGAATCCCGCGCTCATCTGCGTAGGCTTCGTAATCAGCTGCGGTAATGTATGCATTAGTTCCCAGTGTGATCACCATTCTTTGCCTCCAAGATTTCAAGTTGCTTTTTCAGAACTCGACGCTCAGCGTATTTGGCTAGGAAATACATGATCGCGGCAGGGATAGAAAACAGGCTGGCAATTGTCGCCATGGTCCACGTGGTCGGGTCGAAGATTCGCGCAAACTCGCCGCCGACTGTACCAATCCACATCAGAATAACAGTTACAGCGCCACCAACCCACTCTGCAAACCTGCCTAGCGCCGGATGGCTGTCAACTATCGTCTGCCCGATTTGATGCGCAATGTCGTTGTTCATCTAGTTCTTTCTCTAATTTGTTTAACTGCCGAATCCGATAAGCACAGTATACGATACCGGCAAGCGAGAATCCAATACTCAGCAGAGCTAGACAGAAAGCATTCAAGTCGCCGCCCTCCGATGAGCAGTAACAGCACGTACAAATCAACCGCGCCGACTATGTAACTGAATGAAGTATAATACATTGTTTCCGTTAACGGAAAAGCAAAAGCGTCAACGGCTGCGAGCCAGTATAAAAAGCCGTTAAGCAATAAAGCATTTCGAATAGTTGATAAAAGCTTGATAAATACCGCGCCGGACATCGCGCATATAAGGCCGACAATGCAGTTGTAATAAATAGCATCATCTATAGTAACAAACGCAACCTCTGCCAGCATGTAGCCGACAAAAACAATTAGCGCCTGCGGATTGTGGAAGGATATTGCGAAAAACGCAGCAACCCAAATTAAGTCAGTCATTTTTTTATTCATCCAAATAAAAAGCCCGATTACAGCTTACACCATGCACGGGCTTTTGTGGTCGGATGAGCTTACCGCTTAACCGGCTTGCTTCCTGAGCCTTTCGGCTTCTGCTTTTTAGTCGCCATTGCTACACCTTGCAAATATCCGCTGCCACAACGACAACGTTATGTTTTTGGGAGTCAGTCCGAGTTGCCGTGGTATAGCTGATAATAACCTCAGAAGCACCACGCGCAACGCCGGTTGCAAAAAAGCCAATCACATCGCCTGAAAAATCATAACTATCAACGGTCAGAAAAGAGCCGCAAGCTGTGACAGTCGCAGATGTAATTGTCTCGCCATTTAACCAGGCTGAAAGCCCGAGCGTGTAACGCTCCTTCTTTCCAACCTTTAGCTGCTTTTCATAAACCGCCATAATTAAGACGCCGGATACGTGATAACAAGGCTTGTGATTGAGCTGGTGCCGCCAGCAACATAGGACAAGCTAGACAGAATTACTTCAGCGCCGGAGCCTGACAAGCCGACTGTTAATGTTAACACTCTGCTGCCCTGAGTTAGCGTTGCGCTTGTTGCAGTGCCAGTTTCGTCAATCGTATCGTCAGCAATAGCGCCAGCTGTCACCACGCCGCCAGAATTTGACATGCTTGGGACCGAATGAGTAGCTAATGCAGTTGCGCCTGCAAGGATAACAAGCGTGCCAGTACCGAAGCCGCTAACAATTGCGTCAGCCATGTGGTTACGCGCTGCTGTGTTTAATGATGGCATTTTATGTAACTCCGTAAATGTTTTATAAAGTGTACTCTAAATGAGTGGAAGCCGCTACAGTCTCTATATTTGTGCCAATAGAGCTGTAAAAAGAAAAGCCACCGCTAACTGCATAAACGCTAAATTGCGGCATTGTGAAACTAACTGATGCGCTGATTGCTGGCGATGTGTCAGATGCAATCGCAGAAATCGACATCTGCGGCATCGTCATATTGATGGAGGTGATAACGCCAGACGCCACAGATAAAGCCTGACACTGAACCTGCATTTGCGGCATTGTCGCTGCTACTGAGGCATTGAATGTCGGAGCTGTATCTGCGGCTACGCCCGCAACTGCCATTTGAGGCATTGAAAACGACAAAGACGCTGCATTGCCGCTAATCACCACGCTTCCAGAGATGGCGGCAGACATTTGCGGCATTGTTGCGGATGCGGATGCTGTGAATGTCGGCACTGCCGCGCCGCCTGAAACAGCAGTCGAAAACTGCGGCATGGTGAACGCAGAGGATGCTGTTACTGTGCCAGCTACTGTATAAAAACTGGCGATAATGCCATCACCAACTGCATCAGCAGCAAGCGCTGTCTCTGTGTCTGTTTCGTAGTGTATTTTTTGATACAGCGGCCATATTTCCGGCACTACATCTGACACGTTAGCGCTGGTTGCTGCGATGTCTTTAATCCACTGGCGCACGCTGGCATACGGTGTCGTGTTCTCGCCTGAAATTGCCACCAGCATACTGTTAGCACCGGTTAGCGCTTTAAGCTGGTCGATCACCACGTTATAGCGGGATTTAAAATCAGCCTCTGCGGTTTCTAATACTGAATCACCCTCACCAATCCAAGTCGCTACAGCTTCAACGTGACCAGTTGGCGACTCCGCATTGTAGAAAGTCAGCATGCGGTTATTTAATGATTGACCTGGTTGCCACTGTGCAAGCGATGTTCCGCCAGCAGCAACACCGATGAACAGCACAGGGCATTCCAGCGCAGCAGTCAGTTGCGTTGCCAGCAGCGGGAAGATTGAGCCGTTGACCGTGTAGGTATCAAACGGGTCAGCCGTTGCGACAACTAGCGTATTGCTTTCAATGGCTCGCTTATACCACCAGCCAGCCGGTCCAGTGTACGTCTGTGCGTTGTTGGCGCGGCCTGAGAAATTTGACTGCCCCCAGAATAAGAACTTGGCACCGACCGCGATATTTGCATGAGTATCAGTTGCCGTGACAAAGTTAGACACCCGAACTTCAACTGAGCCAACGCCAACTGCCGCGCCTGTTAACGTGCCTGAAAACGTACCGGTAGGCGCTGCGTCGATAACTTGCCAGGCTCCGCCGTTGAATCGCGCCTCAATAGTTGCACCGGCTGTCAGGTCAGTACAGGTGCCGTTTATTGCGATGTTGCCGGTGTTAGTAGCCTTATCGCGTGCAAGGAACACGTTTGCTGCTGGGTTAATCAGTAGGATGGTAGGGTTTGACGATGTGACGATGCCCCGATCATTCCCAGACGGGCCAGTGCCGTCTAATACACCGCCAGTTGCAGCGGTAAAGATGTCGTTTGCGTAATCAGTGAATGCTGCAGACGTTACACCTGTTAATGCACCGGTGCCTGATGCGCTGGTGTCGCCGGATGCCATATAACTTACAGTGGCGTTTGTAGTTGCGCCAAAGAAGTCAACCGTAGCATTTCCGAAAGCCACTACGTTTTCAATAACAGTCCCCGCGACATCTTTACGCATACCGCAGTATGTTGCAGTTGTGCCAGCCTCAATGTTGCAACCAACAATGACAGAGTTTCTAGCCGTTACACCGGAAAATGACGCCAATATCCCAGCGCGGTATGCCCCTTCTATAATTGAGTTTTCAATTAAAATAGTGCTGCCAGAAACTGCGTTTTGAGCTCCATGACGCCCACCACGCAGCCAGCACCCTCGAATAGTAACGTCGGCAACAGCAGAGCCTGTATTGATTAACCCTGTTGTTGGGCTTGCATTGGTTGACCTGACCTCGATATTTTCAATTGTAAGCTTCGCAGCGCCGGTGCTCGGTATATTGATGCCGCCGGAAGATGATGCGGAAATTATGGCGTGCGGTTTTGTTGGATCAGTAGGGTCAAATTCCAGACCAGCAGCAGCACGTAATACAATCTCCATTGCATAGTTGCCGGAAGTGGCGAGACCGGTGCTTAGCCCACCTGTTGTGGTGATGATTTCACCAATGTATCTGTCGCCAACTCCACCGGTGCGCGCAGCAAACCAAGTCTGATAGTTGGCAAAGTCAGCGCCTGAACCCGCTGCGCCTATCGTTTTAATTACATCAGCCATGCGCCCTCCATTTGATGCCAATAGTTTAGCGCATCAAGGGCGGATTTCATACACCAGATTGATCACGCCCTGAGCCCGAGCGCCTTCTGCATGCATGGTCAGGTAATAATCGCCAGCAGGTAATCCGCGCTCAGAGTAAACAGCGCCTCCGATAGATGCTTGCTGCCCTGTGGCGTTTGCGACTTTAATCCTGGCTGTTTCAGCGACAGTGCCGCCCGTGATAGTGCCGCCGGTTGTGACAGTGACAGTGCTAGTAACAATTGGAGCGGTTGACATGCGGTTTTTGCCGTGCTGCGGAATCTCAGTGACAAAGCCTGTTGCTGACGATGGGTTAAGCGTTGGCTTGTAAATCAAAAAGCCTTCATCGACCTCTATGCGCTGTTCCCACAAAATAAAGTCTGAGGATGCGGAGAATTTGATAACCTGCGTCGCGCCGCTTGCAATGTCGAATTCGTAGCTAATCCGAAATTCCCTTCCTTCGAAAAATCCGGTTTGTGCCGGGTCTACTTTCATTCTTCCGGTATTTGGGAATGAGCCTGTGATCATGGCTTGCGGAAATGCATTTGGTAGGTACGGATTAGACATATCAAACCTCAGATAAAAAAGCCTGCATTAAGCAGGCTATCCGTTAAGCTGAGCCTTTTGGCTTTTGCTTCTTGGTTGTATCTTCTTCGATTGGCGGCTCGTAGTCGGCAGGAGCGAAAGCAGCGTCAACCACTTTAAATCCTTTTTTGTTCCACTCGCGCTTTTCTTCAAAGCTAACCGGCATCTTTAAATACACTGGCTTCATCATAACCTCGACAGTAAAGCGGGGCGAACCCCGCTAATTATTACTGAGCAGCGTCTGCAATGGTGATAACACCAGCTGAGTTCTTGATGTCAGTAACAACCAAGTCCCAGTTAGAGCCTGTTGCCAACTCTGCATCAGTCGGGGACTTGCCACCGTTGGTGGTGTCCCAAGTGTAGCCCTTCAGCATCACAGAGAAGTCGTAATCAGCTTGGAAGCTGGCTTCGATACGCTGCTTGCCGTTCACGCGCTCAATGTTGGTCTCAACGCTTGAACCGTCCATAATGGTAGCGGCACCGCTAGTCAGTGAGAGTACGTTCAGCTTGTTAGGTGTACCAGCTGCATAAAGTGCAGGCGCATCAGTAACAACTACCGGCTTGCCTAAGATGTCAACGACAGTTACGTTTTGAGCTTGGAACAGCTGCGGGGCGTTTGTCAGGTTTTTGTCAATCAGCTTATGGTAAGCTTGGCCGTTCATTACCTGTGCAACTAACGACTGACTGCGATCACCGTACTTAGCATGAGCGCCGTTCAGAGCGCCATAGTTCAGAGCACCAGCACCAGCAGTCAATGCTGATACGTCGTTCTTGGCTGTGGCCTGGTTAGAGATTGCAGCGACCAATGCGGCAATAACAGTATTCAGCTGGTCTTGTAGGATTGACTCAGACAGCTGCTGAGAAATTAAAGCAATTGCTTGAGCTTCGTTTGCTTGAATCCATGAAAGCTGCGAAGGCTCCCACACGATAGGGCCGAAACCGCCAGCCACCTTAACACCTGAGTCTTTTAACTGAGACAGGTTGGTTGCAGATGCTGCGCCGTTGGCTGCATAACGGTCAACACGGCGACGGCTTGCGTGCAATGCTGAGTACATCGAGCGCTCGAAGAAGTCACCTTCAAAGTTTTGGTTAGCCAGAATAATAGTGCCGTTAGATGCACCGTTAAACTTTTCAATCATCTGACCAAGTGTTTCGTATGTCGCCTCTTTAACGTATTCGTTAAACACGACCATGTTAGTTAATGCCATTTCAGCACCTCATTTAGTTGGGTAGTTTAAATTTCTTGGCGTAGTACGCCGCTCGCTCATTCTTTGAGCCATCAACCTTACCAGCCATACCCGAGGCACTGCCTGAGCTATTGCCGTTTGCAAGTCCACCGCCAAACGTGGTGATATTGCCTTTTAGCAGCGGGCTTAGTGAATCATCTTTCAATAACTCAGCTTTGAAGCCTGCCAAATCTAACGCAGAGGCACTGCCATCGGCGTTTAAATAAGTTACTTTGCCGGTTTCTGCATCAACATCAATCCGGCTTGCAATCAAGGCTTTGAATGCCTTACTGCCTAAATCTGTAGCCATTTCGCCAGCCAAATCAGCAACCAATGCCGAGCGCTTCTCGGTCTTAATTTGGTTTGTCATGCGCTCAATGCGCGCTTCATACTGGCTTTTGCTTTCACCTAATCGCCGCTCAGCATCTGCAAGTATTTCATCGACCTTGCCTTCAGCTTTTAGCTTTTCAAGCGCTTTACGCTCTGCATCAGCTTGTTGTTGCTGCTGCTTTGATTCGTACTCTGTCAGCTTGGCGCTGGTTTCACGATACTTGTTATCAAGGTCGTTTAACGTCTGCTTTAGCTTTGCATCTTTCGCAGGCACGAATTGATCGCCCTCTTGCGTAAATGCTGCGCGTGCCTTTTCTGGCAGTTGTTCGTATTCGTCTTTAGTCAACATTGGGTACAACCCTCGTTTAGTTTCATCCAATGCCAAGCACGGCTTGACACTTACAGTATAAATCGGTTACGCGTTACCAGTCAAATCACCGCCGTCTGAGCGATTTAGCAAATCCTCAGCGGTTGCAACAGTCCAGCCGCCTTGCGCTAACTGGTCAACAGCTTCTTGCCGGTCAATTAGTCCGGACAGATAGTTTTCGCGGATTTGCTGAACGTCCTGAGCGCTGATGCGTGTCTGGCTAAAGTCTTTCTTCAGCTTGATTTTAATCTGGTCGTTTTGCTCGACCATATCTTGCGACCACAAACCCTCGAACATGCCGCAGTATTGCAGAATTCGAGTAAATGCGCCTTCAAGCTGATTCGCCAAGCCAACCAAGCGGCTTGATTGTTCTTCGCTGTACGTTTGCACCTCGGTAGCTGTGCGACTGCCGGATAAGTCGGCAGGGAATACTGCACCTAATGCGCGCAGCTTGGCTTCGTTGTCTTTGAAATAGCGCTCGTAACCTTCTAGCGAGATATTTGCGCTTAGCAGCTCTGCGCTTGCCTCCTTACCGAAGATATTCACAGCGCCAGCACCGACAGCCACATAGTCTCTGCCGTTGACCTTCTGGAACGCCTCCCAATCTAGGTCTGACACGCCGTAGAAGTTAGTCGTTGGCGGCAGCATCCGCATCGCTTCTTTGTACTCTGCACTCACCTGGTAACGCGCTAAAGTCAAATCAACAATGCCGGACAGATAGCCAGCTTCAACAGGCATGAAACCAGCTTGCAATGCCTCGTCACACACGATTTGAACAGGAAGCCATTTCAGAGCAGCGCCGCCAACCTGGACATAACTGCGATCGCCTTGCTGCAATCCATCAGAGCCGACAACAACTTTCTGCTGGTAATAATTACCTTCTTCATCGAGCGCCAAAATCAAGTAGCTATCGATTCTCTTCTGCACCATTGACGCAGGATTGAACAGTAACCCCTGCTCATAAAAGCAGATATAACTCAGCTGCATCTTGCCGTTAATGCGCTCAAAGTGCCAATAAACCACAGACTCGCGGGCGTACTGCTTAATCGTTGCGCGTGGGTTCAGCGCTTTCAGGTCTGCGATTGAAATGCCTTCAACCGGCAAATCGGACAAGCCTTGATAGTCAGCAACCAATACATGCCACTTCACAGCCAAGACGTTTTGAGCAGACTGAGCCATCATCGCATCGATGCTCATGCCGTCGCCGTCTGCATCTTCTAACAAGTAAGCTAAACGCTCAGGTGCTTCAATTTCTGCGGTTTCCAGCTCCATCTTGCCGACCAATGACTTCAGTGTCTGAGACGGTATTTCGTCAAACTCCGCACCGGCGATGTATTGCTGGTAACGCATGCGTGCAGATGGACTTGTCTTGTCGAGGCTCGAAGGATGTGGAAGGTAATCAGTTGTCTTTGCTTTGACGAAAAACGCACCGCGCACACAGTCACGGATTTTAGTAACTTCAGGCTGCATGAGCGTGAATTCAGGATGCTTGGTGATTGTGCTGAGCATTGCAAGCTCCGTTGTGTAGTTGGTTGGTAGTATAGCTTGGTTATGCGTAACTAATCAACGGACAGGCTAGAAACAAAAAGCCCAGAATTAACTGGGCTAGCGTAGCTACTTAATTGTTGCCACCGTCTTTCCTTGCTCATTCATAACATAAGCCTTGGAGCCTTTGACTAGAGCCGCGAAAGCCTTCTTATCGTCTTGCGACTCATAAATCAATACAGTGACAGAGCTATCACTGCAATCAAATTGCGAGTGACCGCGCTTTAATGAGTAAACAGATTTTACGCTGCCAATATACGTTTGAGTGCCGATGTCATTTTCTACAATAACTGTAAACATAATTTATACCTCTTGCTGCTTCTACTGTTTTGCCTTTTGGCGCGTTAAGTATAGCCATGACTATCAGTTACCGTCTAGTGCCCGCAATTCTGCAAGCGTAAGCGGTCTGCCTGCAAGGTCAACGAATTGAGCTAGTGATAGCTTGCCTTGCCGGAATATCTCCGCTTTGCCTTTGCCAAGCGCCGAATCTTGGAACCATGCAGGCTGTTTCTTTAGCCATTCGTCGTATTGCGTGTACTTGATTTGACCTGCCTTGAATGCATTGGCGTCTTTCTTGCCACGATAGCGAACCTTGCTTGGCGTCTCTGGCGTTTCAATGCCATCAGCTCTTTCATCTGCTCGCAGGTCTCGGCGCTGGTCGAGTGTTTCTTTCTTGGCTTGGTATGCCTTCTCAGCTTCCTTGCCTTCTTTGCCGCCAACCGCCGCCCGCGTATCAACATCTTGCATGGCGATAGCGGGCAGGTAGGTACTGCGGCAATTCCAGTGAGCAGGCAGTGCTGGGCGCTTAGGGTCTGACAAGCTGTATCGATTGCCGTCTCTCGACATGCACAGGATTGTGGTCCTATTGTCTAGGACCGAGGTGTAAACAACCTCATCAACATCATTGTCAATCAGCATTGCTTCGCGCCCGCTGTTGGCGTAATGCTGAATCCCAGTTCTAACCAATGCCTCAGCCTGATTCTTAACTAGTCCATCAGTCAAATCACGCAGCTGCTTAATCATCTGCTGCACGGTCTGACCGTTTGAGTAGCCATTCTTCACGATTGAATCAACGAGGTCAGCATGCGTATTGACGCCAGCCTTGACGAAATCAGCCCAGGTGCCGGCGTCAATCTTTTGGCCTGATGTCAGCGACATAATGGCTTTGTTGATGTAGCTGGTAATCTTCTCATCGGCGGGAGTCGATAACTTTATATTTACTGCCGATCCAACCATCCATGCGTAATAGCCGCTGTCGTATATCGCTATGCTTTCAAGCTCTTTGGTAACATCTTGCCAGCCGTCAGCGTCTATTTCTTGGATGGCTCTGCGGATAGCTGCTGTTACTTGGTTTCTTTTGGTGATGCTGATGCTATCGCCCGTATCAAGCAATATAAGCCTAGCCGCTTTATAAGCCGCCTCGAGCGACGGCACTACTTTAGCCTTCAGTAACCCCGAAGCTAGCCTGCCTAGCTGAACCGCCCTTTGTTCCGTCTGATTTAGTAAATCATTCATATCGAAATGAGCCCCAAGAAATATCATTAAGCATAACGCAATCTCAATGCCGCAGCTACGCGCTCGTCAGTTTGTAAATCTGCTAATTGACAAGCTAATTCGTGCTTGCGTTTCTTCCATGCCAAATGAGCCTGCTCTTGGCAGGTGAAGTAGCCTAGATGCTCCAGCTTTTTTGTGAATGGGTTTCTGCACGACGCTCTAAATTTTCCAGAGGACTTATGAAAGCTCGCGCCAATAGACCACTCACCTCTAGATGCGTCACATTCTGTCATGAAGGTGTTTGTCACTTTATCAATAAAAACGCATGTTTCAGGCGAATAACTCTTATTTCCTTTCACCAGCAAATCCTTATCTAACTGCTTGGCTTGCCAGCTCTGGGTCTCCATCCATTTCTTGAAGTTGCTAAATGTAAGCCATTCGGCGCAAACAGTGCAGCCTACGTATGTAGGCATCCTAGCTTGAAGATTTGCGTCATAGCAGCGCCCAATCATCTGCGACCACGCTCGGTAAAATTGACACAAAGACCGCTCCCCGTTGACTGTTGGTTGCACCGTGTAACCAGCGTCATTTACGCCAACTCCGAAAACTAATTTTTTGACTTTCATATATAGCTCCAAAAATAATGGAGCCATATCTCTATGGCGGGTAAGGTTCTAGCGCGGAAGTTCAATTGTATGCGTCAAGGAGCGCTCTAGCAAGTATTTTAATCATCAACTCGCAGTCTCCTGCGTACTCCTCACCATTCGCCAGCATCCTAATCTGAGTGAAGCACAGAATATGCGCTTCTTCTGGTTCGATGTCGTTTGGTAGATAAACAACCATGTGGGGTTGCAGTTCGGAAATGTTATCGACCATTACCTGCCTACCCGAATGCCTTTTGCCAAATCGACAACGCCAGCCTCAGCAACAGCGAGATACCTGAACGCATCTGCGCAGTGACTAGACCAATCGTGTAAAGGCTGGTCACGCCAACAACCTAGCTTGTCGTTCCATGCTTTGCGGTATGACTCAAGCGCCTTAATTCCTTCTGCGCACTTGCGCTCATCAAAAACGCATCTTGCAAGCAATCTCCGCGCATCCTCTATACCACCGTCAATAGATTTTTTCGGCACAATGTTAAAGTTTACACGGTAGCGCTGCCCGTCAATATCAAATCCATTTGCCGCAATCTGCTTACGGCTCAACCCGCCAGAGCCAAACTCACGGTTATCTATGTCGTGTGGCGCGTGATGATACTTGTAGGTGTAACCCTTTTTCTTCAGCACTCCAACGTAATGCTCGAGACCTTCGCCGCTGTTTTCGTAATAGTCGATTAAGTGGATCTCATTGCCAATCTTCTGGTAGAACCAAATCGAAGTAGAATCGCCAACACCAATATCCCATGCAGTGTTTACGGGAGCGTCATTCTCAAATGACTTGCATATTCTGCCGTCTGCGTAAATCTTTCTGAACTGAACAGCATAGTAAGCGCCCTCGATTGACTGAGCGAAAGCCTCATCAGGTGTCGATGGATATTCTCGCTTCATATCATCGCCAAGCGTGCGCCACTTCGCCGAATACCAAGCCTTCTGACCTTCTGATAACCCAATGCCGTGCTTATCTAGCAGTTCATCAAAATAGCTTTCAAGTGCGTGCGCTATTTCGCCATCTGTCAGCGAGTAGTCTTTGTTTGTGTGCCACGGAAAAAAGTGAAAAGCAAAGTCTAACTTTGATGGCTCTTTTGATTGGTCTTTTATCTTCTTTGCGCTGGTGCAGTACTCATAAAAGTAACCCTCTCGACCTTCAGCAGTTGATTCTAGCGTGATGTCACCATTTAGCCCGACAGCTTCGAATGCGCCAGTAACAATCTCTTTGGCCTTGTCAGGAAACTTTTTGCATATCTTGCCGAACTCAGACACATGCAGAGACTGAAGTGTGCCACCACGGTAGGACACGCTGACCTTGATACTAGAGCCATTAGAAAATACATAGCTGTTATCCTTGTCATTGATTGGCTTCGGTAATTCATAGCCGATTTGCCGGATTAAGTCGCGCTGGCTTTGCGTGATTGACTGATAAGCGAACTTAATCTTGTTACGGAAGATGTCTTTTGCATCCTCCAGGTTATGACAGATGCAGCCCGCCGAATGATTCGGAGTGAATAGGCAATCATCTAGGTCTGACAGCATCTTGAATGTCGTGAATCCAAGCTGCCGAGCCTTCAGGATAATATCCCGACCATGATAGCCAAGATAAAACGACTCCTGCTCTGCGTTTGGCTCGAACAGTACTTTTTTTCCTTCCTTGTTTTTGATGTGATAAAGCGTGTTCAGCCTGAACCACTTGTAGGTCATTGCAGATGCAAGCTCAGCAAGTGTCAGGCTGTTCAATCTTGAAAGGTAGTCTTTCGCCTTCAGGTGATTAGCGCTTGCTTCCACCGGTCAGGCGCTCCGCAAGTGTCTCACCATCAGTCACAGTGAGCGTCTGCTCAACTTCGCTCTTGTCTTTCCAGCCGAAGTTTTTAAGGGCGAAGATTGCACCAGTGGGCTTATCGCCACATAGGCGCATTTCGTAATGCCACTCGACAAACGCCTTAGCCTTTTTTACGGAGTCAGAAAAGCCATCATAATTTAAGTACTCGTCAATGCTCTGACGAGATGAAAATCCCATGAATAAAGCTAAGCCAGTCCATGTTACCGGATAGCCTTTAGCTTCGCAGTATTGGTCGAACTCATAAACCTTAGATTCAAATTCTTCAGGAGATTTATAAAGTCTTGGTCTGCCGTTTGGCATGCCTGTTGGTAAAGCCACTGGCTATACTCCTTTGATTTCGTGGCACGGCCACAGCTAGAAGTATAGCTTGTGCAGAGTAAATAAAAAAGCCCGTGGTTAGCGGGCGCCACACCAATAAACTAAAAATCTGAACTGTCGTGGCTTTCTCACGTAGCCGGCGATCTCGTTTGCTCCGGCTCCGAATTCTCTCGGGGCGACCCCCGACTGGTTTTAACGTATCCACGCACGCTAGTTGGGTCAGCTCATTGGTTTTGGTGTTTGTTGCGGATTCGAACCGCATACACTTCTGCGCTAGAAGTCGGGATGCGCGCACTATCCAAAATACTTAACCGGTATTTCTTTTGGTAGCTATACCCTAGCAAGCCATTTTGCTATTCAAACACCAAACCAATAAACCCCACAGATAGCGCACTGTGGGCTGCGTAAATCAGCACTCTAAAGGTCATTGCTGTGAGCAAGCGAGTAAATAATAACACAATGCGCTCAGCTTTTCTTTACCTCATTCAAAATATACCCACCACCACTAGGCAACAGCTCACCCTCTTTAATCATCCTCTTCGCCACCTCTCTGCTATTCGGCCCTAACTCATCAAGTCGGATGGGGCGCTTTGCTGCGTTGCGTCTAATATCACGATGTAAAGACATTATGACTTCTCCTGCAATACCAGAATCAGGCAGCATGCGAGGGCGCGTAGTGGGTTTGCGCTTACAAATTGATTCTGGACAACCTGATAATTATCCTCAAGGGTAAACGCTTCCCACGAGTCTTTATTTGGCGCAAAACCTATACAATACTCAAACGCCAGCGGCATGATGTCGTTAGGTGAAAGCTCTGCGGTTGTAACTTTGTCGCCGCTTCTGATTGTGATGACTTCCTCAAAAACATATTCGTGAACCTCAAAACCTAACAGCTCATAAAGTTTTCGAAGAATCTGAATATCACTCATCCCATGCATCTGTTCTTTTGTTAGCTTGCTCATTTCCATCTCCCCACTCTAAAACTGATTTCTCGTCAATCATTATCGACACCCAACTGACTTAATGAGTGTTCAGCTTTTGACTCTCCGCGCCTAACTTGCTCAAGCCAATAATCATCAAATCCACAAGCCTTTGCAATCACAGAAAGTTGCCCGCAAAGTTGAATTGCACCCTTATAACTTCCGTCGCAATTGTTTATCAGGTCAATAGCGTGAATAGCCAGGCCTTGCCTACCAATTGTCGCGCCAATATCCCTCAGCTCTTTTACTTTCATCTCAATTCCCCATCTATTAATTCAAACCAATCATAACTCATCTATTCTTGTTTAGTGGTCATACCAGAATGTCGCGCTCAACCTGACTGACTATCTCCTGGCGCTGTGCCGGACTGGCTGCAATCAACTGCATTAGCGCGTCCTTCGTCTCTGCGTCAGATTCAGGCAGTAACCTTGCGGCTGTCTGCACGATAACCGCCTGTTGGTTTTCTTTGTAGTGCTGAGCTAGTCTGCGGGCTATGCAGATTGTGGTGGCTTGACCGTTAGTTGTCATACCGTTTTAACCTTAGTCTTTGACTTGATAAACACCTCGCCGGTGTGTCTGCTAACAAGCGCATCCTGCTTAATCCATCGGAGAATGTATGTCACAGATACGCCAAAGGCGTCAGCGGTTGCTTGTTGTGTTTTGAACTCTTTGATTAGCTTGGTTATTGGGGTCATGAGTTGCAACCCTTAACCATGCTGTTAACGTATGTGTTTTCAAGGTTTATAATGTGATCATGCAGCCTGCTATTTTCTGCCATCACGGCTTCAATGACCCTAAATAATTCCTTGACGTTTTGAGGCGTACATCTGCGCTCAAAAGCTTTTGCAATATCCTTATCTTTAAACTGGCAAGACTTGTGCAATTCGTATATTTCTTTTAGCTCACTCATGACTTACTCCAATAACATCAATTCAAATTTAGTTAGTTGAGAATACCAATGACGCAAATTTTCCTCCTTTGCCCCCATGGCGCGCAAATCTCTTATTTTTGCTTTTACTATTAAAATCTCATCAATGACAGCGGCGTTACTTTGTTTAATAAGTCTCACCCTTAAGTTTCTTCGCTTTACCCAAGTTCCAGAGCAGGCTCTTACCTGCTTTTCAATTTCACCTGTTGTTAGAATTCGCAACTTACTGCCCATCCAGTTGCGCAACCCAAATGCTTTGCAATCATTGGCCCTACTTTTGCCGCGTAAATTACGCCAGTTTCAATTTGTAGTGCGCTGTATTCTTCCGTTGCGTAAGCTAAACATTCTTCTTTGGTTTGGAATACTTTCATTTTATTTCTCTCCAGTCCGGCGACCAATTCGCCGTTTCAATAAGTACGTATTAGTATCATATCAAAACGGCGTCAACACATATTTGTAATTATTTTTAATTCCATCACTCCACCTCCGCCGCTATCCGCAGCAATTCAGTATTAGTCAAAGTAGCACTTTCGCGCCACTCGCCACCCTTCAGATACAAAGCATACGCATGAGGCCCGAGGCGGTATTCAGTGCCTTGAATTGTCCATGTGTAATGCAGTGCACTTGGTCCATTGAGTGCAATCAAATCCATCCTGTTCACTTGCTTAACTCCTTCGTTAACTCTTCAGCCCATAACGACGCATAACTAACCGCATCTAAAACAGAATCCGCATGCAGTCGTGTCTGGTCGCTGTACTGCCGGACTTTTTTAACCAGCTCCAGGATTAAGCAAACATCGCTGCCACGCAGGTGTTTTCCTGTGATGCAATTAAACGCCTCTGCGGCTGCGTCAAAGCTGCGCTCGCCTGTACCGCTAGCATCGTATTGCTTGCCACGCTCTAATTGAACCTGAGCGCATGCAGATAGGTATTCTGTGGCGGTTGTTGGTTGGTTACTCATCATCCATCTCCTTTCTACGTTTTGTGTGTAAGTCGTACTCTTGCTGCGGAGTTAGGCCGGCGAAGAAGTCGGCGTGGCGCTGGCGCTCTTGCTCCCATTGCTCGGTGTCGCAGGCTGTGCCGACATATTTACTAACATTGGACTTGCTGCATTTAATCTCTCTAGATATTTGCGCTCTAGACATTCCTCTGTCTAGCATCTTCTGGATTTCTACGGCGCAGAACTTCATTCCGACACCATGCCATCAATCCGCGCCTGCTCGAGTGCGGATAGGTGTTGTTGGTATTCTCGGTTGGCTTGCTCTTTGGCTTCAGTTTCAATCAGCGAATAAATAACGTCTTCCTCGCAGTAAAACCATTTCTTTTTTGTCTCAAGAACCCACTCATCATCCGCAAGAAGTCTATCCACCTCTGCTGCAATAAAGTTTTCTTTGGCTTCTTGCCGGTCAATTTCATGCTGGTGCCGTGCCAGCGCAATGCTGTTGTAGCATGGTTGGTTCATCTCTCTTCCCCATCAATTAATCCACAAAACGAACTGTATCAGCTTTTTTAGGTGGTAGTGGTATGACCAGCTACGCAGCCAGGAAATTACCAGCCAATTACAACTTAAAATCTTACACCATGTAAGGCCGTGTAAGACTCATGTAAGATTTGCTCTACACTGTAAGTTATTAATATATAAGGATATATGTATTATTATTATTGTTATGTAAGGTTTTTTACCTACCACATGTATTTTTTATTTTTATCTATTGATTTAGACACTCTCAGATACATGCATAAACATGTGGTCATCTTAAAATCTTACATAAACACAGTTTTCCTATATAAATCATTAGTTTGGCGTGTAGCGGCCATCTTACACGGTCTTACATGGCGCTACATGGATTACACGGCTCCAGCTAAGTAGCCAGCAAAACACCTTGCATATTGTAAAACAGCGTTTTATTATAACTCCTGTTTTTAACTACAGGCCGGAGCGGAAATGACAGACAAAGAGCAAGACAAATTCATCTTTAAAGGCGTGAAAGTTACAGCAGAGCAATCTGCTTTTGTGCAGCGAATTGCTGACGGAAGATTTGAGGGGAACTTCAGCATGGCGCTTCGGAGCATCATAAATGAAGCGCATAAGGATTTCGAGTTATGCAAGTCCATGAACTAATGAAGCGTTGCAAGCCAATGCAAGAAGCACCGGCGGCTATTGCTGGTTTAGTTGATGCAGATTCTGGATTGCTGGAATGTGACGGAATTGCAATGGCTCCAATGGTTGACTTTCACAGCGGAAGGATTAGCGCCTTAGTTTCAGTTTATGGAGCTTATAAGACCAAAGTGGCCGCTGGAAGAAATCAGCAGTGCGGTTTTTTAATTGGCAGCGCATCGAAAGGAACAAAGGCATTTGCTGATTTTTTTGGTCATGCAGACACTATTTTTTGCACTGACCTGATAACAGCGTTTGCGCTGAATAAAGCAACAGGTAGCCAGGTTATCTTTTGCCAAGACCCTGCATCATTTCGCTTTTCTGGCGCGTCAATGGCGTACGTCAAGCAGTTTAATTACGATGTTTTGAATGCTGCATATCTCTATTTTGGCGATGTGGATTATTATTATCCTCTTGGTCAAATCGAATATGACGGTTTAGTCAAGTGGCAGACAGCTCGCCAGGTGCAGCATTTTTTGATGGACAGTGAAGGAGTTATCAGTTGAATACAGAAGATTATGTCAAGGCGCAACAACATAGCAAAAAGACTGGCTTCCCGCTAGCGATTGCTGCAATGGATCTGCATACAGCGAACATTAAGAACCCAACATTCTGGAAAGATATTGACTACTTCACTACTGAAGATAGCAACAAAACACCAGAGATTATCAGTTACGGCGGATGGATTGCAGAGCTGGCAAAAGCCAAGGCAAAAGAAGTCATTTTCCCAGAGAACAGCGCATTTTTACACGGCCTTGGAATTTTTGCCGCGGCGATTGGCTATAAGTTCCGCTATCAGTATTACAGCGAACAAAAAGCCGTAAACCTGTTCTGCGTTGCAAGTCAGCCACCATCAACAGGTAAAAGCTCGATATTCAGCTTTTTCAGCAAACCGTTTGCCATGGCTTTTCAGGAGCTGAACAAGGAAAACGCAAAGAAGCGCGCACGACTTGAAAAGGAACTTGAAGAGTTAATCAAAGCCTTTGACGAAGGTAAAGATGTCATGCTTGAGATTAAGCAAACGCAGTCAGCGCTTGCTGATGTAGCCGAAATCAAATGGTATATGGATGACGTTACGCCAGAGGCAGCGGAAAGCGTTGCAGGCAAGCAATCTGGTTACATGAACATTCTTTCACCTGAAGCAGACGCAATCAACGTGATACTTGGCAGCGTATACGGAGAAGGAAAAGGAAAGGCGAACCATGGCTTGTTTCTGAAGATGTGGGACACCGAATGGCACAGCTCAGCGCGTGTTACTCGCAACGGATTTGAGGGTGAGCTTTATGGCACCGTTGCTGTGCTGGCGCAGGATGAAAGTATCGATACAATTTTGCGCATTGGACAGGATAGCGGACGCGGCATATCAGAGCGCTTTTTGCTTATGCGTGAACCTAACCTATTCGGAAGCCGCAAAAGCTCAGCGCGAGTCAAAGCGCCTGACCACCTAGTCAGCGAAATGCACTCATGCGCTAAAAACATCGTGCGTTCATCAGCAGTTGTTTTGACGTTCAGCAATAAAGCGTTTGCCATGGTGAATGAGTTAACGGATGCGCTCGATGACAAAATGACAGACGGCGGAGAGTATAGCTCTAGCATGATCCGCGGTGCAGCAGGTAAGGCAGACAAGCAGATTTATAAAATTGCCTCAATCATGCACGTTGCAGAGGATTGGAGAGAAGGCGGCAAGCAACGCCACAAGGTCGATGATAAGCACGTCAAAAACGCAATCAGCATCTTCATGGAGCTGCTGAAAACGTATCTTTCAGCGGCGGATGACATGATGATTTCAGGCATTAATACAGAAATTACTTTCGTTGCCTCGCGCCTAGCAGAGCTAAGCAAAAAGAAAGTAACAAAGCTGACCGTTGCGCGCCTGCGCGATGAAATTAGGAACCGCGGAGCAATCAAAGGCGTGAGCGGTTTAACTGAGAAAATGAAAGACAAATACATCCCTGAGCTGCAACGTAGAGGCTACATCTGCGAACACGAGGGAACTGTTTATATCAATCCGAAATTAGCTTAGGAGAGTAGGAATGTACGAGCTAAGACCAGAATACCAATTACCGGCGCACATTGCGACAATAGAGCACTGCAAGGAATCGGCAGAGCCAGCTTTTCACAACATGAGCGTTGGTGCAGGAAAAACAATCAATATTGGCTTCATGTGCCAGCATGTAACTGCCAAAGGCGGTAAAGTGTTGGTATTAGCTCGGCAGGGTGAGCTTATACAGCAAAACTCTGATGATGCTTGGAGTATCGGTGTAAAGAACAGCATATTCAGCGCCAGCCTTAACAAGTTCAGCACCACTTTTGATTGTGTAATGGGAACTGAAGGTACAGTTAGCAATCACCTGCTGAATGCGTTTAGTCAGTGGATACCGTCATTAATTTTAATTGACGAATGCCACATGGTTGATTGGCAGGATGTGGAAAAGTGCATTTCATTGATGAAGTCTGGCGGCGATTTTTATGAGCTTGAATTTACACAGTACGCCAAAATCATCGCGCACTTCATGCGTAAAAATCCAAAGCTGCGCGTGATTGGTTACACTGGATCACCATACCGCGGCACTGACTCAATACACGGTAGCTACTGGAAAAAACAGCTGTCAGACGTTGGCACGTTGCGCTTAATTAGCCTTGGCTTTCTTGTTCCGCCTGTTTTTGGCTTCGGTGATGATGAGCACCATTACAACCTAGAAGAGTTTAAACCAGTTGGCGGAGATGGCGCGCACGACTTTACAGCTAAAGAGCTTGCGGCTATGGGCCGTAAGCTGTGCAAAGAAAAAACCATGACAGAACAAATCATGGACTTAGTGCAGCGAGAAGCAAAAAACCGGCTAGGCGTGCTGATCACATGTGCTAGCAAAAAGCATTGCGAGCAGGTTGCTGAGTGTTTGCCAGCAGGCACATGGGGTATTGTGACAGATGACACCAGCACAAAGGCGCGGAAAAGCATTTTAGACAAAGCAAAAGCAGGTGAAATTAAATATGTCATTCAGATTTCATGTTTAACGACTGGAGTTAACGTGCCGCGGTGGGACTTCCTTGTTATCTTGCGTCGAATTGGCAGCTTAACACTAATAACGCAGCTTGTTGGCCGTGTACTGCGACATTTAAAGCCAGAACAACAGGCGGCAGGATTAGTTAAGAATGATGCGCTAGTGTGGGACTTTACAGACACTTTTGAATCACTTGGAACCGTCTATGATGATCCGGTTTTGACACAAGCGCTTGCGCAGCGCTCTGACAGCCAGCGAGCAGACATGATTGAATGCCCGAAGTGCGCAACGTTAAACAGCAAACATGCCCGCAGATGTTCTGGCATTCACGGAGATGGAGAGCGCTGCGATCACTTCTGGATAAGCAGAGAGTGCAAATCATGTGGAGCTCATAACGACACTACAGCAAAAGAGTGCAGAGTGTGCCATGCGGTACTGATTGACCCAAATACTAAACTTTTGAACAAGGCATATACAGACGCAGATTTTAAACCTGTGCTGCGCTTTAGAGCTTCACCAGGAAAAGGCGACAATATCATTGTGACTTATGAGCTTGACGCTGAATATTCAGATGACGGCGTGATGAAAAAAGAAGTTGCCCGCGAGTTTTTCAGCCCATTCAGCACACAGCCACACATTAAAGGCATGTGGTATCGATGGCTGATGCAGCATGCCCCAATGCCAGACAAGAAAAACAGAATTATCAGGCCAAGAACATCGGCGGAGATTGCCGCGGCAATTAACGAATGCGCGGAAGCGCCGACGCACATAACTCACCGGATAAACGACAAAGGATATTCAGTGATTAACCGTAAGAAGTTTGCAAGCGCTGGCGAGGTTGTTGAGCAGCAGGAGCTGGCTAGTGCTTGAGCTAAAAATAACGCGCAATTATACCGCGGTAATACCTGAAGGCGTGATGCTGTACGGCGGAGATTACCGCGGAGAATGCAACAGCGAAGATGCAGATTTAATAAGCCTTGTTTCATGGTTTAAGTTTAACTGGCCTGAACATGCTGATTTAATTTTGCATATACCAAACGAGAGCATGAAGCCAGTCGCCGGATTGGTGATGGATAAGAAGAAAGGCGTGCTTGATGGCGCGCCAGATATTTTAATCATGCTTAACCCAGTAATTTCCATGGAGGCGAAGCGCAAAGACGCCTCAAAATCTCTGCAATCAACCAAATCACGTAGCCACTTTGATAGGCAGATGAAAGTACTATCAGGTTTTGCAAAAAGCGGGCATCGATGCGCGGTCTGCTTTGGGCTTGATGCAATGAAGCAGTTTATTTATGAGTGCATGAATAAAATATCTTGATTATCGTAGTTGTTTTGCTACTATAACTAAACCTTAATGGAGGGAATGAGATGACAACAAAAGCACAACAGGCTGAGCATCCAGCTTTGAAATTGAACATTTACCAGCGGATTAACGCGGTAATGCGAGAAATTGACTACATCAAAAAAGACAAGAAAGTGTCTGGCGGTGGAGCTAACTATGCCGCGGTAAGCCATGACCAAGTTGTTGCCATGGTAAGAGACAGCTTAGTTAAAAACGGCATTATTATTTATCCAGAGCAAGTGCGATCAGAAGTTTTGGTTGCTCGTGATAAGTCAAAAGATATTGCCATGATGCTTTACGAGGGTGAGTACAAAATTCACTTTGTAAACATTGATGATGGCGCTGATCGCGTTACTGTGCAGATTGTCGGTCACGCCAACGATAACGGCGACAAAGCACCAGGAAAAGCAGTTACATACGCAACAAAGTCTGCAATCCTGAAAGTTTTTGCTATTGAAACAGGCGAAAACGACGAAAGCCGAAACTACAAAGAGCCGGAAGTTGTTTATGCAACGCCATCCCAAACAAGCCAGTTTTATGACTTGATTGCAGCAACATCATCAGATGAAGCCGCGGTCATGCAGCATGCTTGCTTGAATGTTTTGAAATATGGCCAGGTGTACACTTTTGCGCAACTTCCAGAGCAAGCGGCAAACATAGTGATTGGTTTGCTTGACCAGAAGTTAAAACGACTGGAAAAGGAAAAGCAAAATGCAGCTCAGTAAAGACTTAATATTATTTCATCTTTCTGAGCATGCTACGCGCCTTGGCTTTGACCCGTCAGTTGTAGATCAGCGCTCGCCTGAGTGGTTTCGCATGCGTTTGGGCGTTATCACAGCAAGCAAGGCAAGTGATTTTCTTGCAGGTGAATCAACTGACACTTACAAAAACTACATTGCAGAGAAAGCCGCTGAAGCGTTAACAGGTGAATTGCCGGAAGAGATAAACGCCAAGGCGTTGCAGTGGGGGCGCGATCACGAATCTAGCGCATACGCTGCATTTGAATTTGTAACCGGATTGAAAGTTGAACAGGTGCCGTTTATCTACCGCGATTTAACTGGCAGCTTTGGTTGTTCACCAGACGGCATTTGCAGTGATGGCGCTGGACTTGAGCTTAAATGTCCATGGTCAAGTCGTGAGTTCATTAAATTCGTGCGCGACAACATGCCGAAGAAAGAAGAGTTCAAGCAGATACAGTTTTGCATGTGGGTTTCTGGCGCTGACTTCTGGCACGTTGCCAAGTATGACCCGCGGTTTAAAACAAAGCAGCTGCATAGCGTAAAATTTGCACGTGATGAAAAGATGATGCGTGAGTTCGACCAACGCGCTGAAATCGCTCTGCGTGATTTACAGGAGATATACGAGGCATTTAACCAATGAGTGAAGAAGCAATCACAACAGCTCAAGCTGCTGCTGAACTTGACGTTCATGTTGTTACGCTAAGGAAGTGGCGAACAAATGCAGAAGTTATGGTAGTGAACTGTTCGGCAGTTTTGGAAGATTGCCAAGGTTTGACATTTTTTTACGAAAACCCGCGGCGAGTTATGTACCACGCAAGCAGCGTGCAAAAATTGAAACGAATCTTAAATAGAAGGAAAGGCAAATAATGGCAGCAACAATTACCGGCAAGTTAAACAAACCTGCAACTCAATTTCAAGCTGGTGACTCAGCCGGATTTGGTATCCGTTTGGGAGTGAAATACTACGACCGCGAGACAAAGGCTGATGCTTACACCAACTACGAAGCAGTGGTTTTTGCAAAGCAGCCAGCGCAAGTTCAGTTTTACCAAAACGCATTAGTCGAAGGCGCGGTTGTCGAAGTGACTGGCGACAAGCTGAAAATCCGGCAGTTCCAAGGCAATAACGGCTTGAGCCTGTCGATTGAACTACTGGATGCTAAATTGGGTTTTGTGTACGCGCCACAGGCAGCTCAACAGCAACGACCAGCACAACAACCGCAGCAACCGCAGCAACAGCGCCAGCAGCCACAGCAGGGCTTTAATCAGCCACGACAAGCGCCACCGCAAGGCTATCAGGGGCAGATGCCGCAGCAGCGTCCGCCAATGGAGCCGCCAATCGGTTTCGATGACGATATTCCATACTAACCAACCAAACCAACAAGGCCGCGAAAGCGGCCAAGGGGAGAATATGATTAACCTAATGCAAGGCGACTGCCTAGAGCGAATGAAAGAAATTCCAGATGGTTCAGTTGATATGGTTTTGACTGACCCTCCATACGGCACTACAGCCTGCAAGTGGGATTCCATTATCCCTCTTGAGCCAATGTGGGTGCAGCTAAAGCGCATTATTAAGACTAATGGTGCGATTGTTATGACTGCTAGTCAGCCGTTTACTGCAGCATTAGTTATGAGCAACCCAAAGATGTTCAGATACGATCTGGTTTGGGAAAAAACCATGGCAACAGGTGCGCTTAACGCCAATAAAATGCCACTTAGAGCGCACGAAAGCATTCTTGTGTTTTATTCTTCATTGCCAACATACAACCCACAAAAAAAAGATGGCAAGCCATACAGAAAAATATTAAAGGCTGAAATGGTCGGTAAATGTTATGGAGGTACGGGGCTGGCAGATGAGTTTGAGCAGGTCAATCTTGGAGAAAGACACCCCAGAAGCGTCTTTAAAATATCAAACCCAAACCACAAAGGTTTACACCCAACCCAAAAACCAGTCGCACTTATGGAGTACTTAATAAACACATACACCACCGAAGGTGAAACAGTTTTAGATTTTACAATGGGCAGCGGCACGACAGGAGTGGCTTGCGTAAATCTGAATCGAAAATTCATCGGCATTGAGTTAGACGAAAAATATTTCAATATCGCACAGGATCGCATCATAAAAGCCAAGGATTCACAATGCAACCAGCCCAACCTAACTGCCTAGTACTACCAGAACTAAACTACCCATACGCAGCAGGATTAAGCCGGTACGATACGGCTATGTTGAGGATGTGGGTTGTTTTAATCACTGAAATCGCCATGGAACGAATGCGTGAAGAAATACACAATTAAGCTCCCAGGCTACCAAAGA